GCGAAGCCGTTTTCGACGAGCTTGCGCTCAAACTCGTGTCGGACGGCTTCAGGGAGCTGGTCGATGACGCTGCGTTTTGCCATATCAGCTCCACACTTTTTCGGGGCGGGCGATACCGGCGCGGCACTCGACTGTGTATTCGGCAATATCGACACCCAAACTGGTCAGGTCGGCAAACCACAAGCCGTGCGGTGCTTTATTCAGCTCGACCATTTTGCGGTCGGCAAGGTAGTCGAGCTGCTGGCGCAGTTCGGTGGCGGTGGTCTGCGGGTAAATCGCGTTCATGATGTCCAGCAGAAAGGTCTCGCTGGTGGTGTGCGGGCGGGCTTTATTAAGGGTGTTGATGATGTTCCAACGCATCCCCTCGCGGCGTTGTTTGGCAATCAATTCTTGGCTAATCATTTCTTTACGCTTTCCATCTTGTATATTTCAGTGAGTTTTTCGGCAACATTGTCGAGCTTGGCTTCGAGGACGACCTGATTGCGGATGTAGTCTTCCCGCAAAACATAGGTCAGAGGCAGGCCGGCGTTAAATTCCGCCAGTTTGTTTTCCATGATTTCGACTTTGCCTTGCAGGCGTTCTTGCTGTTTTTGGCGTTCGTCCTGCTGCTCGCGGAATTGCGCCAGCAGCATTTTGCCGAAGGTAAAACAGATGCCGAGGAAGGAGAGAAGAAATCCGACCAACTGCCAAAATTCGATGTGTATAAAGGTTTTTTCCATTTTTAAGGCCATCCGTGTTCGAAATATTCTTGGCAAACGATGCAGCGGGTGCAGCCTTTGACTGCTTTTCGCCTTGCTTCCGGTATCGGGCTGCCGCAATCTTCGCAATGGCTCAGGCTGTCGGCACGTTCCGGTGTGTTTTGATGTTTCGCCAGGGACTCTTCCAAAAATATGGCTTCACGCTCTGATGCGCGGTCGGCAAAATCAGTCATTTTTCAGACGGCCTTTCGTGTACCAGTCCTGCCACCCGGAGACTTGGACTTCCAATTTTTGGCAGTATTCGCCGTAACGTACGGCATGGTTTAAGAGTTGTTCGGGTGAGCCGCCGGTCGGACGCTCGGGGCGTTCGTATTTGACCAGCAGCCCGGTAGATACAGGCGGCAAATCCACTATCGGTACGGTTTTAATCGGGGTATCCGAAGGCACGGTTGTAGAGTTGCAGGCTGTTAGAGCCGATACCGTTAAAACCATTGCCGTCTTTTTTAATCGCGTCATGCGTTTGCTCCTGTAAAGTGTTTTTATTTTTATCCAGTTCGCTCAGGGCGGATGCCAGCTCGATGCTTTGACGCTGCGCGAAGTCATGCCAACGCTTCGTTTCCGCCTGCGCTTTTTTAAGCTCGTCGGCGTATTGTTTGGCTGCCGCCATTGATGAGTTTTGGTAGGCGGTAATCAGGGCGGTTTGCTTGGCATCGGCTTTGTCGGCAGCATAGTGATAGCCGCTTAGCCAGATGCCCAAAACAATCAATGTACGCCATGCCAATGCCGATTTGTTTTTGTACAAAAAATCAATCATTGCCGCTCCATTCTTCCGGATTCGCGGATTTTTTGATTTCCGCCAACTGCGGTACGGCGGCAATACTGCGTTTGATTAAGGCGTAGCCGCCGACCATTGCGCCGTATGCCCACCAAAGCCATTCGGGGGCATCTGGCGAGAGCGAGAATTTATAGGTCATCGCTGCAGCGGCAACGTTTGCCCATAATTTGGTATGGCTGATTTTTCCGGTTGCGGGATTGGAGACTAAACCGCCCAGCCATCGGAAAAAGCCGGTCATTTTTGACGGTTTTTCTTCGCGGCGCGTTTCGCTGCCGCTACCCCGCTTGGACGGTGAGGCATCGTCCGACATCCCTGAGAAGGTATAGCTGAACGAATGCCCAGATCGACGCTGAAACTGGGAGACATCACGGCGGCCATTAGGGCGAGTAAAGACTTTTTTGACATGATTGCTCCTTTTTTAATCAATGTTGTCCGCTGATGCGTGGATCAGGTTTTGCGCGACGCGGCGGACCCAGCCTTTGCCGAAAGACGTGAACGTACCGAGCTTGGTATAAAAGACCAGACGCTCGGCGTTGAACCGCAATAAAAGGTCGTTTTCGGGGAGGGAATTGATGGCTTTGAGGCTGATTTCGCCGATGATGCCGTCGTCCGGCACGCCTGCGGCGCGTTGGAGCATACGGGCGGCATTGCCGTAACCGTGGTTGACGCAGGCATCAAAAAATTGGAAAGCGACCGCTTCGGGCATTTTGTCGGCGTGGTAACGCTCCCAAAACGCTTTACGGTAAATGCCGATAGCCTGTTCGCGGGTCATGGCACGCATGGAGCCGGTAAAGCCGTTTGCCTGCGCGGTACGCTTGGTGATGCCCCAATTGGTTTCGCCGCCGGGGTCTTTGGGATGGTTGACGTAACCGCCCTCGTGAGAAAGGACGCGGTTGATGAATTGGTTGAATTTGTCTGACATAGAAAAATCCCTGTATTGAGGTTGAAATCAATACAGGGATTTTAGGAAAGGTCGTCTGAATGGGCTTTTAAAGGGGGTTAAAACTCGTTCTAGATTTTGGGTTTCTTCTTTTCCATTAATTTTTTAAACTCTTCTTTTCGGCTTTTAATTAAATTCGCAGGTAAGAACACAGAATAAAAAATGGAAATACAGGCTAAAAATAAATAGCCCCGTTCAAGCCAAAAAATGGCTGATCCATTTTTGTATTCATCTTTATGAGCCAACAAGATGACAATAAAGACACAAACCAATACGGCAAGATATGTGTAAAAGAGCAAGGAATGCTTTATATACCGTTGTTCTTGGACGTCTTCACGAATTTGAATTTGTCGCCAATTTGCATCTTCATCAAACCGCATATCACTAAACAATGTCATAATGGCAATTAGAAAACCAGCTAAAATTGCAAATACGTTAATAACTAAATCAACGGCTTTCTCGTTCCCATGAACAAAAGGTTGCCCCAAATAAGCTAATAGCCCGGATAAAATGGCTATTAAGATAAAACGAATTATTGGGGTTCTTTTGTTATTCATGATTCTGTCAAATTATCTCTTTCGAGCTCTTGGAAATACAAACGCATGGAGTCAAAAACTTCAGACTGGTTTAGAGCGTTAGTTTGTTCATATCTTTTAATTCGGATAGGCTTAGACAACCTGATATCAGTAGGTCTTATTTTATCGCCTTTTTGGGTTTCAATATAAAATCCACTATCAATTTCATCTGACTCAGCGATTAGTTCAGCCTGTGCAGAGATAAATTCTTGCGCTTCTATTGCTGCTCGTGTATTTCCTTCTAAACTTAGCGCCAAACAAACATTAATATCTTGTGCAGCATTAATTTCTTCATCAGTAGGTTCTGGACCAATTGCTTTCTTAAAAATACGACCTAATTGCTTAAACTGTGCAACTAGACCTGAGCTTTCCTCAGGTTGATCAATATTCTCCAATGAAAGTTGATATGCAGAAGCATTCAGATGTAACTTTTTAGCACCATACTGTTGAATTAATGAAAGTTTATCAAAATTAGCTACTGGTTTAAAGCTGAAATCAGTTTTAGAAATGGTCCCAGTATTAGCAGGATAATACTGATTATTTAATTTATTCAAATAAGATGATACTGCTTCATGTCTTAATCCACTACCTACAAATAAGACATGATGTGTACTAATATACACAAATGCTTCTTTGGTTAGAAATGACTGACCATTAGGAGGAGGTGTACTTCCCCCCGCATCATTTTCAGCTGGTACATTATTATTCATTGTACGCATGTGCTCATCTTTGATTCCATAAGCAATATGTAAAACCAAACCTTTTTTAACTTCAGGTGTATTTCCTTGGGACTCTTTCAAAATAAAGTCTAGCTTCCGATATTGAATTCGATAAACAAAGCCATATTGCTCTATTTGTGTACTATTTACTGTCTGTGCGATCCCTAAAAGCTTTCTAAGGGCACCTTCCAAATCAAAAAGTTTCTCGTCCTGAGCTACTCGGAGGTATTGAATATTTTTTAGTACTTTTTGAGACATCATTTCCCTTTCTACTATTTTCTATATATAGGTTGTTTAACTTTAGGTAGCCTGTTTCTTACTCAGCTTTTGCTGTCAAAACCACGCTCGGTAAATTGGTAACAGTAACTTTATAAGCAATCCCACCACGCGCCCATTCCCGAGTTGGGTCTTTTTTCGCATTATGGTTGTCAATCGCTATTTTGATTTGCTCATTAGTGTCACGTAACAGGGTGTGATCTTCCGGAGCGGTTGCCGCAATCAGGGCAGCAGCGGCTTTGGCCAGTTTTTCTGTTTTTTCAGACGACGCCTCTGTGTTCCAGACTACTCGGACGGCAGTAATTTTGTCGGCTTTATCGGTATCAACGGTTAATGTGAGGCCGTCTGAAAAATCATGCAGCAGATTCTTCCCTTCAGTCTTATCGGTTGGAGCTACATGCTCAGGCAAGGTCAGGCCGGTTTTTTGGTCAGCAAGCCCTTTATTGGCCGCAGATTGATAGTCGGGATAGCTTAACGGCATGGTTTTTAATTCGGATTGAGCCTGCTCCTGAAGTTGGACAGGTGCCGGTTGCTCTTCATATTGACCGCTACACGCAGATAAAGCACAGGTGGCAACTAATAAAGCGAGTATTTTCATTCTATTTCCCTTTCGGATTGTGACTAGTTCAGGTCTTTTGAAATCTGAACTACTTGGCCAATAACCTGTATGTCCGGATGGTCTGACAACATCAGCGGCATAGGCGGATAGGTCGTGTTGTCGGAAATCAAGAGCAGGCTGCCGTCGATTTGTCGTTGGACTCGCTTTACCCATAACACGTCGCCGCTGCGGATGACGTAGATATGGCCGTCGCGCGGATTGGTTTTGGAGGTATCAACCAGCAGCGTATCTTTGCTGCTGATGGTCGGCTCCATGCTGTCTCCTTTGGCTGTAACGATATTGAGGTCTTGCTCATGCAAGCCGCGCTGGAGCAGCCATTCTCTTCTAAACGCCAGATGATTGGCGGGGTCGGTTACACCGTAGGCAGTCGTACCGTTGCCCGCAGATACTTCTACATCGAACATGGGGATATAGACGTAATCATCTGACAATGCCGTCAACCTAGAAATATTCCTTTTGCTATTCTTTTTTCCAGAAATCAGCCAGTTTGCATCAACATCAAATTTGCTCAATATTTTTTCCACCATATCAAATGGTGGACGCTGCTTTCCGCTTAAAACATCATTTACCCTGGATACTTTTTCATCTATCAAATCGGCAAATTCAGCGATAGTCAGCTCTTCTTTTGCAAGAAGTTCACGAATATTTCCAGTAAAAATCAAACTCATAGAATTAATCCTTAAAAATAAACTAGAAATAATCTTGCTAGCTAGAAATATTCCTATTATACTTGCATCAAGTTTGATACAAGATTGTTTAAAGATTTAAACAATCAGGATTTTAACACGAGAACCAAACAGGAGATATTCCGTGAAAGCAGAAAAAATAAAAGCAGGTTTCCGAGAGCGCGGCGAAACGATGAAGGATTGGTGCATGGCGCGTGGCTATGACCCGACGTACGTGTCCCGCATTCTGAACGGAACCGTCAAGGCAAATCGGGGGAAGGCGCATCAAATCGCGCTGGAACTCGGGCTTAAGTCCAAACAAGACGCAGCGTAGGAGTCGATATGGCAGAAAGTAAAAGGGTACAGCGACTATTGAGGGTCTTTATCGCGCTTGATGAACATCCAATTATCGGCCTGAGTAATAAAGATTTATCGGTTGGGCTGGGGATGACACCAACACAAATCAGTAGGGATCTCGATGATTTGATTGCTTCTGGGTTGGTGGTCAAGTTGGATAACGGAAACTACGCCTACGGCATCAAAACCCTGCAAATTGCAGAGCGATTTAGAAAACAGCAAGAGCGGTTAAATGCGCGCTTGCAAGAATTGGAAAGCCGAATTTACTAAATGCGACGACGTCGTCGCATTTGAGGAGCAAAAGAAATGGCAACAGAAATTTTAGGACATACGGTCGGCGCAACGGCAAACGAACTGGCTATCCACAGTATGGAGGTTATGGACAAGTTTTCGAACGGCGAGGCCTACAACGAGACGGTATGGATTGAGCGCGGACGATTTGCGGTACGCCAAACGATGGAAGGGATGTTTGAGCTGGGGCGCGCGCTGATCATCATCAAAGAGCATACGCCGCATGGGCGTTTTGCCGAAATCGCTGAAAAAGAATTCGGCCTCGGACGGCGGGAATCTCAAAGATTGATGAATGCCACCCTCCGATTTATCGACCCGAAAATGAAACAGGTGCAGCCTAAGCTGATGACGTTGGGCAAATCCAAACTGCTCGAGCTGCTGGTTGAAGACGACGACACTTTGTTGGAGCTTGCCGAAGGCGGTGAGGTCAACGGCAACACTTTTGACGATGTTGACCGTATGACGGTCAAGGAGCTGCGCGTCGCCCTGCGAGAAAGCCGCGAAACGGCGGAGGCAAAAGACAAGGTGATTGCCGATAAAAATAAAAAGGTCGATGAGCTGGCGGAAAAGCTGTCGAAAAAGCAGACGGGTGTCAAAGAGCCTAAACCTGCGGATGTGGGCATCGAACTAACGATGCAGCTTGGCAGCTTGGAAGTCGGTATCCGCTCGCAAATCAGCCGATTGCGCGAGATGTTTGAACAGATAGCGGCTCACGGCGAGGCGCATGGATTTGACCACCGCGCGAAGATGGTCGGCACGCTCAATCAAATTATTTTGGACTGCGAGCAACTGCGCGAAAGCTATGCCCTACCGACCGAAGCACCGACAGACAATGTGCCGGAATGGTTGGGCGGTGAAACGGGAGAAGGCGATGAATCCGGCAATGATTGAGCGTCTTAAGGCAGTCGAGAATCAGGCGGAAGCAATGGGACGCGGCGCACGCTCTGCATATCTTAAGCAGCAGGCGCAGGAATTGGGCATCAGCCTTGCCACGCTATACCGCAAGCTGGAGGCAGTCAGCGTCAAGCCGACGCGCAAACGGCGTAGCGATGCGGGCAAGACGGAGCTGAAGCCGGAAGAAGCCAAATTGATTTCGGCGGTTTTGGTGGAGGCGATGAGGCGCAACGGCAAGCGGTTGATGTCGGTGCGGCAGGCGGTGGAAATGCTGCGCGCCAACGGAAAAATCGAGGCGGCGCGGATTGATGAGGAAACGGGGGAAGTCATCCACCTTTCTGAAAACACCATTACCCGGGCTTTACGAGAGTACAAGCTGCATCCCGACCAACTGCTCCAGCCCGAACCGGTCAGCCGGATGAAATCAGAGCATCCGAACCATTGTTGGCAAATCGACCCGAGTTTGTGCGTTTTGTATTACCTGCCCCGTCAGGGCAAGGATACGGGGCTGCGGGTCATGAAGGAAGAGGAGTTTTATAAAAACAAGCCGAAAAACGTCGTCAAAATCGAAAACGACCGCGTCTGGCGGTACACGGGGACAGACCATGCCTCCGGCACGATTGCGGTGCGTTATTACTTCGGCGGCGAGACCAGCGCGAACCTCTGCGACTTTTTCATCTACATGATGCAGCAAAAGGCAGACTCGCTAAAAGACCCGTTTCGCGGCGTACCACGCATGGTCATGCTTGACCCGGGCAGCGCGAATACTTCGGCGGCGTTTAAAAATTTGTGCAAGTCGTTGGATGTGCATGTGCAAATCAACAAGCCGGGAAATCCGAGAGCCAAAGGGCAAGTAGAAAAAGCCAACGATATTGTCGAAACGGCATTTGAGAGCGGGTTGCGCTTTACCGAGGTACACGACATCGACCAGCTCAATGCTTTATCGGAACGGTGGATGCGTTACTACAACGGTACGCAAAAGCACAGCCGCCACGGCATGACCCGCTATCAGGCCTGGAACAAAATCAAACCCGAGCAGCTCATCCTGCCGCCGCCTGCGGATTATTGCCGAGAGCTTGCCATCAGCGCGCCGAAAGAGGCGAAAGTCTCGGCGGATTTGGAAATCCGCTTCGGCGGACGGGTATATAGCGTGAAAGGCATCCAGGGGATTTTGGTCGGTCAGAAGGTTTTGGTCGGTAAGAACCCTTGGGAGGTAAACGGGGCGCGGGTCGCCACTTATGACGAGGAGGGTAACGAGGTTTGGGTATCCGTACCCGAAGTGGTGTTTGACGAGATGGGCTTCAGGGCTGATGCGGCAGTCATCGGGGCGGAATACAAAGCTCCTGCCGATACGGACGCGCAGCAGCATCGAAAAGAGCTGGACAAGCTGGCGATGGGGGCGGAAACGCTGGAGGAGGCAGCCGCCAAACGCAAAGGCAAAGCAGTCCCATTCGGCGGCGAAATCGACCCGTACAAACATCAGGAAGATACGCTTGCCGCGCGCAATACGCTCTTTATGCCCAAACAGGGACAGCAGATGGCGTACAACCGGATGGAAGTCTCTGAGCAGGTATTGAGCAAGGTCGAAATCGCCAAACGCTTAAAACCCCGCGTCGAGGCAGACGGCGGCGACTGGAAACCGGCGATGGCGGTCATCCTCAAACACTACCCGGAAGGCGTGGTCGAGAGCAAATTGGACGAGGTTTACGACAGGCTTAAGACGATGGGTCGTCTGAAACTGCATAAAACCGGTTAGGCAAATGCGACGACGTCGTCGCATTTGAAAAAAGGGAAAGCATGAAACAGACCTTTAAGCAAATCGGCAAATCCTATGCCGCCGCAGCAGCCGAAATCGGATGCAGCAAGCCGATGCTGGTGGCGGTAGTCAATCACGGGCAATGGCCGAAAAAAAACGCAGCCGAGCTGCGAAGGAAATTGAAACAATTTTTTGAAACGAATGGTGCGGAAATCCCAGCGAGCCTGAGAAACGAGCCGGAAGCCGCACCTGCCCAAGCAACTTACGAAGACAAGGACAATGAGATGTTACTACGAAAAGCAACTTTAAACCAAGCGGCAAAACAACATTTTAGCTTATTCCGCGACCCGTTTAACGACGAAATCCAGTCTGCGGACGATGTGTATATGACGCCGGATGTGCGCTATGTGCGCGAGGCGATGTTTCAGACGGCCTGCCACGGCGGTTTTGTGGCGGTGGTCGGCGAAAGTGGAGCGGGTAAATCCACACTGCGCGAAGACCTGCAAGACCGCATCAACCGCGAAGGCCGACAAATCATCCTGATCGAGCCTTATGTGTTGGCAATGGAAGACAACGACCAAAAGGGCAAGACACTCAAAGCGGTACATATCGCCGAAGCCATTTTGGAGGCGGTTGCGCCTGGAGCCAGCCCGAAACGCAGTCCGGAAGCACGTTTCCGCCAAATCCACCGCGCTTTGTCGGAAAGCGCGAAAGCAGGCAACAAACACCTGCTCTTGATTGAAGAGGCGCACGGTCTGCCGCTGCCGACCTTGAAACACCTGAAACGCTTTTTTGAGCTGAAAAACGGATTTGAACGCCTGCTCGGGATTGTCTTAATCGGTCAGACGGAGTTGGCGCAAAAACTTAGCGAAAACAATCCTGCGGTGCGCGAGGTGGTGCAACGCTGCGAGGTGGTCACACTCTTGCCGCTGACCGACGGAAAACTAGAAGGCTATCTCAAGCACAAATTTGACCGCGTCAATGCGGACATGGCGAAGATTTTAGACAAAAGCGCGATTGATGCGGTTGCCGAGCGTCTGACAGTCAAAAGCCGCACGAGCAAGGGATTGGAAACCAACAGCCTGCTCTATCCGCTGGCGGTCAACAACTTGGTGGCGGCAGCGATGAATCAGGCGGCGGAGCTTGGTTTTGAGATGGTTGACGGCGATGTGGTACGGGGGGTGTGAGATGGATAACAAATTCGGAAAATTTATTGACCCCAATCACTTGCTGCTCCCACTTAGAAAACAGGTAGCTACCGGGAAAGTCGGCAGCATGGAATACACGATGGAAATCTCTGTGGGATGTGAGCCGATGGTCGTCAGTAAAGCTACTGGGAAGCGGTTTGTATTGACTTGGCAGGATATAGTGGAGTTAGCCGTTCTGGCCGGTATCGACGAATCGGAAGAGTCTGAAAAATAAAGGGGAAATCATGAAAAAAGATGAAATCGAATTTGCCATTGTAATTGTGCTGCTGTCCATCGTCGTGGCCATACAGGCAATGCTGACCGAACCTTGCCGCCAAAAACAGCCTATGCAGATCAACGTCTATGACAGGGGGCAGTACAAATGAGGGGTTTATGGATATTGACCGTCATGCTCGCCGCCTGTCATCCGGTAGCGGCAACGGCAGAAAAAAGGGATGCGCTTGAAGCCGATAAAAACTGGGAAGCAGTTTATGGCGGGATGAGCGAGATAGACAAAATAACAGGCGTGGTTTTGGAGCCCGCTGGAGCAGAAAAATGAACAGGGATTACAGCAAAATAAAAGTATCAGTTTGGCGGGAGAAAGGCGGTCATCTTGCCGCCGAGCTGACAACGGTATCGGGTCAGTTTGTGATGATGTACGTGTCGTCGCAACTATCGGATGAAGTTGAGGATGTGGTTCAGACGGCATTGCGGTGCTTGAGCCGTAAGGATTTGGAGGCGGCGAGATGACAATTTATCTAAATATCGCCCGCGACGGCATTATCAAGATTACTCAGGATGCCGCTTTGGGTAACCAAGAAGGCGATACAGATTACCTGAGTAAAGAGCTGAATGAGGGCTGTACGCTTGAAGAAGTTTATGCGGTTGTCGCCGCAAATACATCTTGGAAAAACGGGTTGTTTTATTACCCTCCGGTGGATGTAGAAGATGGTAATCGGGCATGTGATGCAGCTATTGATTTTTCCGACTTGGTTTACTGCAGCCTTAAAAGTTTGATGGAGGCGAGAACATGAAAGTACGCTGCCCTACCTGCGGTGCGGTGATGAGCTTGGATGTATTAATCGCCCATGACGATGCCCGCGAAGCTCTGATTGCCCTGACCGGCATTTCAGACGACCTTTTTAAGGCGGTATTGCGGTATCTGACGCTGTTTCGCCCCTCCGAAAAGGATTTAAGTTTTAACCAGGTTTCAAAGCTCATCGGCGAGATTGCGCCGATGATACGGGACGGACAGATTGTCCGCAACCGCAAAACTTACCCAGCCCCGCGCGAGGCTTGGATTTGGGCTGCAACACGATGCCTTGAAGCACGGGATGCGGGAAAGCTGACACCGCCGCTGACCAGCCACGGTTATTTATTGGAAAACATCACGTTTTGGTCGCCCGAAAAGACGGCGGGAATTGCGGTTTTGCCCTCTCAACAGCCCTCTCACGTGGGAGAGGGGGTAAGTACCAAATTGAGGAGCGGGTTGGGCGATTTGATGGAGTGGTCAAATGGAGGACAACAATAGCTGGCTGAAAAAAGCAATCGCGCAGGGTTTTATGATGCTCGCCGCCTTAAACCTCAAAGGCCGCCCTGCCTCGGCGGATTTGACGGCAGTCGCCGAACTTTGGTTGGGCATACTGAGCGGCCGGCCGTGGCAACCGGAACAGGACGGAATCAGGATACAGGCAGCCTTTAGAGCTATCGCGGCATCCTCGTCAGAGTGGCCAAACCCTGCCGACCTTATCAAACACCTGCCGCCGCCCGAAATCAGGATGGTGCCGAAATTGGAAAAGAAGCACCGTCCGACCGAATACGGCAAAGCGCAGGCCGCCAAACTCAAACAGACACTCAGCCTGCTGGAAAGATCCCCTTGCATGGACAGGGATTGGATACACGGACCACGCCACCGGTCAGTGGATGAGTGTAAAAGGATTAATGCCGCAAGGCAGAAAGGTAAAACAAAATGAATAGCGTTGACATGAAAGAATACAAACAGGATGCCAAAGGCAATCTCGTGCCTCTGGCCAATATTAAAGAAATCGACCTGCTGCGTGACGAGCTGGTGCTGGAAATTGCTGCCAAAGCGCGCGCCGTGCAGGATGACTTAATCACTTTCAAACGCGAGGCGATGGACGATATTGCCGCGTTTGTGCAGTTGAGTGCCGACCGCTACGACGTAAATGTCGGCGGCAAGAAAGGCAATATCAGCCTGCACAGCTTCGACGGCGCGTACCGCGTCAACCTTGCCATGCAGGATACGTTGGTATTTGACGAAGGTTTGATTGCCGCCAAAGCCTTGATTGATGAGTGTATCAACGAATGGACGGAAGGCAGCCGCACGGAATTGAAAACGCTGATTAACGCGGCGTTTCAGGTGGATAAGGAAGGCAATATCAGCACTGCCCGCGTACTCGGACTGCGCCGCCTGCAAATCACCGACGAAAAATGGCAACGGGCGATGGACGCGCTCTCCGACAGTTTGCAGGTGCATATCAGCAAGCCGTTTGTGCGGGTGTATCAGCGCGGCGAGGATGGGGAGTATCAGTTGATGAATTTGGATGTGGCGAAGGTGTGAACATGGCGACGGTAAATATCCTCATCAGCGATCAGTCGGGTGGCCTGTTTGTCAAGCTGACTTCGGACGAACCGATGCCGAAGGATGACGAAGACGGTGGCAGCATCGCCCAAAGTGCAGGCCTTTTGTGTCTGGCCATCCTTAACCGAGAAATTCGACAGGTAACCGGCAAAGAGCTGGAGTTATTCAATATCCAATAAACCGCGCGGCACGGTCTGCCGCATTTAAACCTAAATAGGAGTCAAAAAGTGAATAAATCTGAATTAATCCAAGCCATCGCCGATGAGGCGGAATTGAACAAACGCGATGCGGCAGAATTTGTCGATGCGTTTGTCAGCGTGGTAACGCAGGCGATGAAGGACGGCAAAGACGTTACGTTGGTCGGCTTCGGCTCGTTCCACACCGCCCAATCTGCCGAGCGCAAAGGCCGCAACCCGAAAACGGGCGAACCGCTGACCATCGCGGCACGAAAAACGCCTAAATTCCGTGCAGGCAAGGCGTTGAAAGAAGCGGTGAACCGTTAAAGCCGCTGATGTTTAAAAGGTCGTCTGAAGAGATTCAGGCGACCTTTTTTGCGTCCTTCCGTTTTAGTTGCACTGCGCAAAAATCCCGAATAGAATATCATTATTTATTGATTTTCTTGAAAAAAGTGAAACGTTGTTTCACTTTTTTGAGGTTCTTAGGGGTCTGGAAATGGAAACCCGTGCTCAGAAAAAACAGCGGTTGATACGGCTCATCCATGTGGCCAAAACCCAGTTGATGATGGACGATGGCGAATACCGCGCGCTGCTCGCCAACCTGTCATGCGGCAAGACGAGCAGTACCAAACTGTCGGTTGAAGAGCTGGAGCTTGCCGTACGGGCGATGAAGATGCGGGGTTTTGTGGTTACCACAAAAGCGCAGGCGACATCAAGCAAGCCTGATTTGCCGGTGCATATGCCAAACCGCATGATGGAGGCGCAGGTCAAAAAGATACGTGCGCTTTGGTTGGAGCTGCACCATTTGGGCGCGGTGCGAAGCCCGTCTGAATTGAGCCTGGCTCGATTTGTCAAACGCATGACGGGCATAGATTATCATGGATGGTTAGGAACTGATGACGCGATACGGGTCATCGAGCATTTGAAGAAATGGAAAGTGAGGGTGGAAAATGGCAGACAACAGAGTGCCTGAGCTGGTGGCGGACTTGGAAGACCAGGCGGTCGCCTGCTTGATGTCGGTATTGCCGATGGAGCGGCAGCAGGCGGTCGAGGTATCTAAAAAGCTGTCTCATCATCTGACCAGCAACTGGGGCGGGCAGTTGATTTATTTCCCCAAAAACCTTTTGGGCAGGGTATCCGAGCGCGACCTGAAGATTTATAAGGAGTTTAACGGCAAGAATCATGTGGAGCTTGCCCGCAAATATGATTTGACCGTCCAGCACATCTACCGCATCGTCAAGGAGGTCGGGTTGGCGGAGCGGGCAAAAAATCAGGGAGATTTGTTTGTGTGATTACCCGATTTATTCAAGATAGCGGTCAGGATTCGTCCTGACCGCTTTTTTAGCGCATTTGTCGGCTCGGATAAGGGTTTGCCTATCCCAATGGTAAAACGCTCTAAAAACGCGATTTTAACGCCTTTTTGAACAATCATTCTTTAAGCCGCATTAAAAGCGGTTTCAGACGGTCTTTGCCACAATAGCCTCATCCATCCGATGAGGCTTTTTTATGTCTTACGAAATTTTCCGTGCAGGAACGCGCACCGATGCAAACGGCAATACGGTAACGATTACCGAGGCCGACCTTGCCGCCGCTGCCCAAGCATATGACCCGAAGGTGCATGAGGCTCCTATTGTGGTCGGGCATCCCAAGGCAGATGCGCCCGCCTACGGCTGGGTCAAGTCGCTTGGTGTGCAAAACGGCGTGCTGACGGCGGACTTTGCCCAAGTTGATGAAGGCTTTGCGGATTTGGTTAAAGCCGGACGATATAAAAAAGTGTCGGCAAGTTTTTACCCGCCAACCAGCCCGAACAATCCTAAACCGGGTGTTTGGACGCTACGCCATGTCGGCTTTTTGGGCGCGCAACCGCCCGCAGTCAAGGGTTTGTCCGCCATCAGTTTTGCCGAGGGCGAAGTTTATGTCGAGTTTGCCGAAGACGCACACCTTCAGACAGCCTCGTTATTAAGCCGTTTCAGAGACTGGTTTATCGGCCGTTTCGGTCTGGAAGAAGCCGATAAAGTGCTGCCTGACTGGCAAATTGAGGCAATTAAAGAATTGGCTGCCGTGCCTCAAACCCATGCGCCTGCCGAATTTACCGAATCACCCCCACCCCCAGAAAACCATGAAAACAAGGAGACCCCTATGTCGTTGGAACAAGAGCTTGCAGCCGAAAAGGCCGCCCGCGAAGCTGCCGAGAAGGAGGCCGCCGAATCGAAGGCGGAATTGAAAAAGCTGCAACACGAGCAGCATACCGCCCTGCGCGATGGTGCGCATGAGCAGAATGTCGAATATGCCGAAGGCTTGGTCAAGACAGGCCGTCTGAAACCTGCCGACAAGGATTTGGTCGTCAAGGTTTTGGATTTTGCTGAAT